TCAAGTACCTGCTTTTGGATAATCAAAATAATTTTCAAAAAGAGAATCTAAAATACCTGATAGATGAATATCTGAAATAAATAGCAGAATAAAAAGTAAAATAAATAATAAAAAAACCAGTTTATTTTTTGTGAAAAATATCATCAATGTCAATAAAGCCATTACAATAACAATAAAAATTTCTGCAACGACAATGCTATTATATACCGCCAAAGCATTTAAGTCATAGGAAACATAATCATAATGTCGTGGGTCACGAGAATGTAATAATAAATCAAGAATTGATAAGCATAAAAATGCAAAACAAATCATGTTTAAAATTATCTTAGCCCAATTAGTATTATTCATATTTAACTTCAAGAGGAAGTGTACTGAAGTCTATGTTTTTTGATTTTAAAAAGTCAACTAGATTTGAAATATTATCTGTCAAATCAATACAACCTGCAGAACCTGGATCTTTCCCGCCATGTAAATACATACTGTCGCGTCCAAAAGTATCTGTGCCTTTTTGAGGTCTAAGAGCCATTCTATAATCACCCCAACCTTTATGAGAGATATATCTCATTTTAGGCGTAAAGATTGGAAGAATATTATCAACTTTTTGACCAATACGTTTTTTAATACCACCATCATCTGCCCCTTGTAGATTTTCTTGAAGCACACCAAGTAGATATTTTCCTGCGGGTGCAGGACCTGCATCTTTTACATTTTGATATTTGGGATTATTTATATATTTTTCGCCATCGACACCATCAGGAACAAGTTTATCTAAACCTGAATAAGCTGCCCATTGCTTTTCAATTTTTCCATTTTCGATAAAAGAAATATTTTTACCATCAAAAAGCAATGAGTATTCTCTAGGAATACTAACAGTTTCAAAAATATCACCACCATTCAATGGCGGTTCATAAAGTCCATCATTCATACGCACCATAGAATATAAATCTAAGAGCATTGAAGCATTGCTATTATTTTCAGTAAAAGAATTCGGATTATAAATATCTATATTATTTCCCATTTTTATTCTCTCTCATTTTGTGAGGTTGGAATTATATCTTTAATTTCTTTTCTAGCTTCATGAATTATCTTCATAAACTCTGTAGCTGTATAATTTTTTTCTTTAGTAATTTCTAAAAGCATTTGATGTTTTTCAGTTCCTGAAATATTTTTAGCAGAACGTATCAAAGCTTGGGTGTCATTAAGTTCTTTAATATCGCTTGCCATGTTCTTCCATGTAGATGATAAAATACCATCAATAACAACATCATCTATGTTTCTTTCAACCCAAGGTTGAGCAGTATCTAGTTTGCCTTTTATTAGTCTGTTAGCGGTTCCAAGACGTTGTTTGAAATTTTCATATTCTTTATAAAATTCATTTACATGCCTATTGCTTGAATATGGATTTACATTAAAAGCACGTATCACTGGGAACCTTGTCCAACCACCATTAGGATCGGGGGGCAAATCTAAATCAGAAAATTGTTCAAGAATTTTATCAACGCCTGAAACCGTGAGTTTTCCAAGCCCCGCAGTATATCCTTGAATCGCATAGTCAATTTTCTGCGGTGAAACTTCAACCCCAAGCTTCGATAAATTATCAGCAAGCATCATCGCAGTTGTAGATGTATTTGAGTTCACACGTTGCGATGGAACAATACTTTCGTCACTCATCGAGTCAATCGGTGAATCCATGAAGCTGTTGTAGTTGCCCATAATATCATAAGGAACTTTTAATGCGGTTGGAATACTAAAAGGATTTGCAGTATCATACAAAGCACCAAACCAGTCTTTGACTGCGTCAGGATTTTTTTGATAAACAGTATCTAAAACAGTTTCGATTGAGCTACCAAAAATTACACCATCTAAAAAAGGTTTAGGAATTGAAAAAATAGTAGATGATTCAGGAACTTTAAAATTCCAATAATTCTGCTTGCGCCAAGCGGGCAACGCTTGAATTTCTTCATCATCTTTAAAATAATTCCACAAAAATGCGCTAGGCAATATTACATATAAAAATGCTTTGAGCCATTGCTTGCCCAAGTTAGGATTTTTCGGATTGAAAAAAGTTCTAGCAATACGATCTACATCTTGAATACCTGCATTCAAAAAAGTGACTGGCTCATTTAATACTTTTCCATCTTTACCACTTCGTGAAAAATTTATAGAGATATGTTTTGATTCGTTAGCAGCTTCAAGCTCTGATTTGCCCGCTTTTCTAGCGAGTTTATATTCAGTGACACGTGTAAGAGCTTCGGTAAATTCTGAAAAAGCTCTTAACCCCTTTAATGGATTTTTTAAATAATAAGATGCTTGTTTGAGCAATCCAGCACTATCTATAGTTTTTGCCAAAGTCTCATCTAACTGCAATCTGTCAACACTCGATATGTCAGAAAATCTACCGCCCGCGCGTATCCATTCTTTGTACATAGGACCTTTAAAAAGAGTTTCAATAAATCCATGACGCAACGCACTAACAAAAGGAATAGTTCCATTCTTAGAGTAGATGCCCGCTGCTACTTGGTCACGCAAAGGATTACGCACTGCAAAATGCGGGTCAAGAATAGCACCTGCGCGTAATATTCTTGATGGAATTGTTAATAATTTCCAACCAGGAAATTTGCGCAACCAATCTAATTCTTTTGAATCAGATAAAGTCAATGCCCTGTAAAGTTCTCTGTCATGCAACTGGTAGTATTGAACTTTTCCATCTTTCCAAATTTTAAAAACTCCATTAGCTGCGTCAGTGGCGTCAACTTGTCTAAAGATTAAATCATTGATAGGATTTTCTAAGACTTCATCTAACAATTCTCTGCGCTCATTTTTATTCATATCACGCATACCGCCATTTTCATCAGGCACTTTGACTTCATCAAGCAAGCCAGATTGGCGCAAGATACGTTCTATTTCTTCCTGCTTTAATTTTGTAGGAGTAAGCTTAATAAAAAATGGTTCTGCAATTTTTCCTGCACCTTGAACATTGTCTAAAAGCTCTGCGAAATTTTTAGCGACAAGATTTTTTTCAGCCAAATCACGGAATAGAAAAGTGTTTTTAATAATGCTTTCAAGAGGGCTAATAATTTCTCTATCAGAACCAATCAACTGTTTTATTGGACTTGAATTATTTATGAATCCTCCACCTCTTTTTGCTTGAGCTTGAGGCGTTGTCAATCCCTCGTATAGTCTATGAAAAGGAATGTATAAATTATTTGTGATTTTTATTTTCGCATAACTTTCTGCGCTCATCATGCCCGAAAATACAAGTAGTCTAAACTGCTGATCTTGGAATCTATCTAAATTCTCTGCGTGTTCTTCAAACTGGCTTCTGTATTTGCTTACAACTAATGCAGCATCTTTATAATCAATACCGCTTTCCTTGCCTTTGCTCTTTAATTCTAATGCGCGTCTTGCAACTAAATACGCTTCGAAGTCAGGCACATTCTCACTGCCAACACCATTTAAAATTTGACGCAATCCCATTCCTATTTCTTCACCATCTAAAGACAATGAGCGTTGCTCGATTGCATATTGAGCCTTACCTAAAGCACCACCTTTATAATTCGTAGCCATGTCAAAAAAGTTTACATCAACAGGATTAGCACCTAATTGAATAAACTCTTTTTTTGCACGTTCGAGTGGGTGCAATTCATCAACCCAATTTGTGTATGCCTTATGAAAAATATCTGAAAGTTTCTCACGTACACTTTTCGCACCCTCAAAAGAACTTGATTTGATATTGGCTTTTATCTTTTCAATAGGACTTGCAGATTCATACTTTTCATAAAGACTTTTTGCATTTTGCAAAATCTTGTGTACATCAGGAAATTTCTGAATTTGCGCATTGAATACCTCATCAAATAATTTCCAATGCTTTTTTGCTTCCGTTGGTTTCGTGATCCAGTGATGCACATATTCAGCGACACCCTCACCTGTTAAAAGCTCTCTTGAATAAGTATTGCCACCAAAAATACGCACTGCATTTTTTGCCAACTCATCAGAAATTTCTCCAACAAATCGGTCTTGCTCTCCTGCTTTGCGTCCATCTCTAGGGAAAAGTTTTGCGTGTAAATCATGACCAATTTCATGAGTGATTACTTGAATATTATTTAGATTATTTCGCTTAGTGCGTACAGTTTCATTCTTAGGTCTGTAATAACCTAAAACACCGCGCCTTGTGCGTCCGAGATGCTCGCTTATGGGAATATCCAAAGCTTCGGCAAGATAACGTCTGATGTCTCCCATAGATGGAATATCTTTAGGCAAAGGAGTATTTGGTTTAATTTTTCTTGCACCTAAACTAGGATTTTTTTCTGTTTCCCAAAGAGGAGTATCAAAAATTTGTCCTGGAATATTTTGTTCAGGTAATGGAATATCTTGATTGCCATTTTGTGGTTTTACAGAAAATAGAGGATCAGAATTGCCTTGACTTTTTGAAATTTTAGACGATGTTTCAGTTATAGGCTTAGTTTGTGAAATCTCGTGGTTGCTTGAGGATTTAATATCCGATCCGCCCCTGGCAGACTGAGCCGTTTCTGTTTTTACAAGATTTATATCATAATATTTTTTATTTCCATTCGCAATTTCTCTTACTGCCAAGATGAGAGGAATGTCTTTTGTTCCATCATTCGCAAGAGTAGCAAACCTATGATATTTTACATTCCCACGTTCTTTTCTATCAGAAAATTCTCTATCATATACTGCCCTTGAAATAAGCTCTTTAAGCTTAGGCAATAATCCATGTGCTTGTTTAGGTTTTCCAAAAACAAACTTTTTTATTTCATCACGACTTATTTTTATATCCCACCCTATATTGGTATTTTTTGCATTATTACCATTCGCAAGAGTTGCAGATACTGCATCATCAATATTTTCAAATCGTACTCCTACATCGATTTGGACTGCAGGACCAAAATCTTTTAGTAAAGTATTAATTTCATCTAAAGTAATATCATATTGTTTTTCATAATTTAAGTTTTGATTTTTATGATTAACACTATTCAAAGGCTTCACGCTCTCTTGTGGCTTTGTATCTAAGCCTGCGCGTTCTCTGATTTTTTGGAGCATATCGCCATCAGGTTGCTCAATGCGTCTGTTCTCGATTAAAAGTCTGTCAATCTCTCCTTGAATTGCGTCAGGATTATTGACATCAACACCCATTTTTTTTGCAGCTTCAGGACGCTTTATTGCACTTCGAACTGATTGTATTTTTTCCAAATTCTCACGAATCATAGCTGCTTGAGTTTTTGAAATTTTTTCAATCTCATTCATCCACGCAGAATCATTTGCAAACAAATCTAACTGTTTGCCAGTGCCGTCTCCTGCGTTAATATTTCCATCATACCTATAACGCAAATCAAGATTGCGTGTGAACATAGATAGTTCTGAAGTGTTCAAAGTTTTTGCTCTTTTTAATGCAGCGCGTTGCACATCAGGATTGCTTGGCGCATTGCGAGCAATCGCAACTGCTTTGTCTTTTCCTATCTGATTATTCCTATACAAATCATATAATTCTTCGTGTGCATTTTTGCCCAAGTGCCAACCCTCAATGCCTTTTTCACGAGCAAGCAAGCCACGTTCAAGGGCTTGCTCATAAGTCAACTCTGGACTATTTTTAAAGAAGTGCGAGTAGTCGCGAATACTACCATTGCCGTCTCTTATGTTGCTTTCAGCGTCAAAAGTTTTTGCATTTTCAACTGTGAATCCATCAGCTTCACGCACTATTTGAGATGGTATAGTTAGCTCTTTATTTCGATTAGCTAAATCTAATCTATGTCGACCTGTAATAACTTCTAAATCTCCGTTAAGACGCTCCCACACTACAATAGGGGCAGTTCCTAAACGCTCATATCCACCGCCCAATTTGTCCACAACACCAGTGTCAACATCTGCATTTTCTTTGAAGTTTGGCACGTCTTTTGAAAGCTTGATGTCTTTTACTGGGACTTCCATTACAGGCGCAAAATCTCTATTGAATACATCGTTAGAAGTTGGCAAATCAACTTCACCAAACAAATTCATTTCTGCATCTGCAACTGGTCCTGAATTATAAATAGGGAATCTGCCACTTGGTAATTCTTGCCCCATTTTTTGTTTTGCTAAATCAATTCTACTTGGATTGTGATGCGGTGCAATAGCAGGTCTTAAATCTGCAATCTTTCCAGGCAATTCACCACCATAAGGCACTGCATGCGCTCTACGCAAAGCTTCGTCAGCTTCGGCTCTCCATGCGCTTGCGTCAAAAGGTTTTGACTCGCCTAAACTTTCTCTAATAGGAGTTGTTTCACGTGGATTGTAAATTGTGCGTTCTCCAGGTAAAACATCTTTTAGTATTGGAATATTTTTTACAAAAGGTCGTAGCTGCTGCGCCTTACCTGAAAATGAAATTTCACCACTTTCAATTTTAGAAAAGTTCAAATTATTTTCTTTGGATAAATCTTTAACAAAATCATAAAGGTGCTTGTCCGCATCAGTCGCTTCCCCTTTTTTCATATTTTGAATTACAGAATTAAAGCGTTGTTGAAACTGCTCTGGAGTACCTTTAATAATCGTTTCATAAAGCGGATTATATTTGCCTGCAAGATTTCTCAACGCAACACCGCCACCATGAAACAAAGCACCTAAAACACTGCCCGCAAATGCGTCTGTGGGTGCTTGCGTAAGCACATCACCAACATAATCAGCTACGCCATAATCTGCGCCTTTTTCAGGTGCATTTTCTAAAACATGGAGTGGTGTTAATGCAACTGAACCTGCGCCCATCTTTGCCATCGCTCCAGGTAAACCTTTGCCAACACCTAGCTTGCCCGCTGCTTGCATGCCTCCAGTAAAACCAACTTTATTTGGTGTAGGTGCTAAAAAACTTAAAACATCACCCAAACCACGAGCGATTTTTTTACCAGTATCAACATCACTTCTATCAAAATCTTTTGTTCCTGCAAAGTAAGGAATCATCTTTGTTCTAACAAGTTCAAAAGCTTTATCTTGAATCTGTGAATGAGTTAAATTATCAGGATTACCAAAAGGAACAGAATCATATTTTTCACGAATAATTGAACTCAAAGCATAGACAGGATTTACGAAACTGCCAACTACTCCACGACTAACTTCACCCGCATAAGAATTTCTAAAAAAAGAATCTTTTGAATATTCTTCATAATCTTTCATTAGAACTTCTGTAGCATCTGCAATAGCTTCTAAATATTTGTGGTCATATTTAAGATAAGGAACTATCGAACTTTTTTCAGCATCTCCAACTTGAATAAGTTTTTTTCTTTGCGCCTCAGACAAATCAAGTAGTGAGGGAATTTCATTTACATCACCTTTGAAATTTTCAGGATCTTTATATGCACTCCAAATATTTTCAGTAATCTTATCTTGAAGTGGTCTAGTCCTTGCAGGAATTTTGACTTTTTGCTTCATGAAAGCTCCAGGAGTTGTCGCCCCCCAAGCAGGAACATCTACAAAATCTTCACGTTCAGCTTCTACTTGAACTTGATAATCTTGTTTTTTCAAAAAATTATCATAAGCACGTGCCTTGAAATTAGCACGTTCTTCAGGATTCATTTCCAATACAAGATCTGCAATATCGCTTCTTTCTATAATCTTATTTCTTAGTCGCTCCTTAAAAGAATTTTCGATTTCTGAAAAAGTATTATCATTTAATTCTATGATATTTTTAGCCATATCTCACACCTTAGAAATTCAGTGAATCTGCAGCTTGATTATTTCTTTGCGCTCTCTGTTCAGGAGTCAGCATAGGTCCTTTTCCAAAACCCCTGTTAGCTCCTAGCCTATCCATTATAAAAGAGCTTATAGGATCTGCATTTGTCAACTTATCTAATCGTGCCTTATAAAGACCAGCAACTTCACTATCACCGCTTTCAGTAGCAGCTTTCATCAATCCTATAGTTTTTTCAAATTCACCGACGTTTTTTGCAGAAATAATTTTTGTAGCATTACCTATTCTTACGACTTTGTTTCCATCTCCTAAATCAAAAATTTGCGGTATAGCATTTGCATTATTTTTTAAATCTTGTGTTTTCGCATTATTCAAACCAATAGTAGATTGAGCAATTTGATTATCCATATAGAATTTGCTAGCTGCCAAAGCTTGCTTATTTGTCGCATCACTACGTGCATTTCCCATTTCCAAAAGTTTCATTCCTGCAAGTGCGCCATTAGGCATTCCTGCAGCTGTTCTTGCTCCATAAGTATATGGATCATCATTCCAAGATTTCGAAAATTTAGGTTGGCTGCCATGATTCAAAAAGGCTTTCATTCCTTCTTCCATAGCAACCCTCTCTTGATCTTGGAGTTCTGCGCCTCTGCGCATAAATTTAACCATGTCTGCTTGAATCAAACCGCGCTTTTCGCCTAAGCTCATGTTAGCAACTTCATCTTTGTTGTAGCCAAACATTTCAGCCATTTTGCCTAATTGAGCATCTTCTTTGTTATTATCATACATCTTGCCAAGTCCTGCGCCTATGGCGTCACCTGCGCCAGTTAAACCATGATATAAAAAGTCTGCTGATCTGTTTTGTATTTGTGGATTGAATGCCATTTTTTTATCTCCTTAAATTACTTTTTCTTGTTGTCAGATGTTTTCACATTGCCCTCTATTGCAAATTGTCTTAGCTCAGGTCGCCCTTTGTTTGTCTTATAAATTGCCATGAGTCTATGCGCTGTTTTACGCACTGCATGACGTGTTGTAATTTCGCCCTTGCTATCGTGTGTCAAAGTTTTTTCGGGTGTTTCGTAGTCGGGATTTTCTACCTTTACATTTACACTCCATTCATCGCCTGCGTCATAACCTACCTCTGTTTGAATGCGATTAAATCTTTTTGATTCAGGTGTATTGAAAGAATAATTACGGCTTCGAATCTCCGCGTTTACAGGCACAATAGAATATGCACTTTGCCCGATTGTGCCAACCTCATCACCATCTTCACGCTCTTCGAGTAATGAAATACCACCACCGCGCGACACGCCTAAAACTCTTTTTCTTCCCTTTACAGTAGCACAAACTAAAGTATCAAAATACAATGCTTCGGGGTACTCATCTATACTTTCCCATTTGCGATTTATAGTATTGTAAATGAATATTGCATTGTTGCGTTCCGAGCCGTCAACAGGTGCAGCAAGATAGTATCTATTTTCACAAAAACATGCACACGCTCTATGAGCAAAAGTCACATTGATTCTGCGTATTTGGTCATCAATATCTTTGCTCAAAGGCTCGCCCGCGCCAGTTAAATCTAATTGCGCTGCAATCTCCAAAGAGTACACACCCTCATCAGATAAAAAGAAAATATTTTTGCCAATAGTAGCAATAGTTTTTCTACTCAAGCAACCAATCTGATCCGTCACAATTACAGGTCCTGAATTTTCCAAATCGAAAAGTTTATTATGCAGATAAACAGATTTACGCATAAAAACTATTACTGAATCCTCTTGATATGGAACTATGCCAACTAAGAAGTCTGCACTACCTTTATTGATACGAAAATGTGCCTTGATTAAATCATACTCGAATGGCTCAAGTAAACCACTCATTACATATTCATCACGTGTTGTGTAGCCTGCGTATGGCTTCCCGCCATCAACTAAATCAGTATCAAGCCCTGCGTCATAAGTAAAAGTTGCGGGTTTTGTAAGCTCTTTTGATTCATTATCATATTCAGCCTCTGTAATGCTTTTGATGATTTTTTCACCATTTAATAAAGCTGTTTCCGCGTCAAAAATATGAACTTTCAAACCAACTTTTAAGCCATGATCAAGAGGCGTTTCAACTGTCGCAATCTTGCCATCTTCTGTGACTTTTATTTTATCAATATTTATTCTGATATATTCTAAAGGCACAATCAAACGGCTTGAGCAATAGGTTGCCCAACTCGATTTTGGTATTGAATAATAAGCCAAAGCTTCAGGTGCTAATTCAAATTCTGTGTCGGGGTCTCCATTCCAAACTAAAGGAGTTAAAAATTTTCCATCTTCGTCTCTACCACGAAAAACAATCACATGGTCGTAAGCTTGAATCACATGAATTTGATCTGTGTCAGGAATATAATCAGTTGCAGGAATATTAAATTCTCTGATTACTTCGCCCTCTTCTGCATCAAACAAATAAATGTCAGAAGCAAAAACTAAAATAATAAATTCTTTTTCTGTCAGCTCCGTTTGAAGTTTGTGAGAGCGCATTATATACTCTCTACCCCTATGTTGAGCAGTCCAATCATAATTCTTACCATTCTTAGTAAATGTGATTGGCTCTTTTAAAAAAGCTTTACCTTTATAAACACCTGCACACCTCGCGCCACTGTCATAATCATTGCGCAACACAACACCCTCAACTGGCAAAACAAAGGGCAAAATTACAGGTGGAAATTCTAATTCGATTCCAAGATTCTGCGCAACTACACCTTTGCGTGGTCTTGCAGTTGCTCTATCAAGACGCATATTTTTTGAAAAACTCACAACTCCTGCTTGCAAACTTGCAGGATTTGTTCGGCTGTCCATGCCAATAAATCCTGCGTCTCCGTCTATTGCTCCTGCGTCATCATGTTCTCTGTAATCGTTGTGTCTAGGCATTTTTTTAAATATTTAAAGCTATTGTTGAAAATCCATATCCTGTTTTTTGTCCTGCTATTCCACCGATTTTTGCACCAAGAGGACCGCCAAAAATTCCGCCTACTATACTGCCAACCATTCCAAGCCCTGCGCCAACTAATCCAGGTATGCGGTTTTTATCGGCTTCATATCTATTCCAAGCTAAATTATAATTTGTGTTATACAAATCAGCTGCATAGTCATTCATGAATGGATTGTACGTGTCAGGACTTAATAAATTCGCGCTTGTATCAACCGCATTAGAAGCAAATTCAGGTAATACAGAGCTTGCAGTTAAAATTCCAAAACTTGGATTTGTGTATAAATTTTGATTTAAGCCCGCAACACCACTAGCAAAATTTTGAGCAGATTGTTCTCTTTCATTTTTCAAATTCTCAACACCTTGCATTGTTTTCCAGTCAGCAGAATTATTCATCATCAAGCCATCACGTGCAGCAGTCAAACGCACATCTTGAGTGACATCATATGTATCCTTAGCAGATAAATTTCTTGCATTCGCTAAATCATATTGCGCTTGAGAATTTAACTCTTGCATCATTGCATTTTGATTTGCATTCAAATTTTTTATAGCGTCATAAACATTGCTTCCATTTGAAACACTGCTCATCAAACCCTGCCTGTACACATCATTAGTGTTGTTTAAATATCCTGCTAATTGTGGATACAAAGTATTGACTGCTTGCAAATAATTATTCGCACCAACTTGAGCATATTGTGGTGACCAAGTAGAAAATAAATCATAGCTTTGTTGCGCAAGCGCACCTTGGGCATTGAGGGTATTTAAACCCTCTGTAAGCATTGATCTATCGTCTGGAGTATCACCGCCACAACTCATGATACTTAGCCCCCTTACTTGGTTCCACCGCCACCAGCCATTGCACCGCCTATAGAGCCACCCATATTCATAAGTCCACCTATCGCACCGAATAAATTGTTTTTGCTATTCGTTGCAGCATTGTACTGCGCATTATAATTTGTATTATACAAATCCATTGCATACTGATTCATGTAAGGATTATAAGTATCAGCATTTATCATATACGCACTTTGCATAGCAGCATTAGCACCTAGTTGTGGGGCTTGCGAACTTGCAGTTAAAAGAGCTAATCCAGGTGTTGAATAAAAATCATTTTCCATACCCGCAACACCACTAGCATAATTGCGTGCATTTTCTCTTCGTGTACGTTGCAAGTTTTCATTGTTCAACATCTCATCAAACACAACACTATTTCCCATAATGTTGCCTCTTGCACCGCCTGAACTTCTAGCTAATTGTGCCATATCATATTTATCACGTGCTGAAAGTTCACCATTTAGATTAAGCTCATCTTGAGCCTGTGCAGACATGGTATTCATTAACCCCGCTTGTGCAGGATTCAAATTTTGCAAGGCAGAATACATGCCTTGTCCATTGCTTTGTAGGCTTTGTAAAAGTCCTTGCCTATACAAATCATCAGCAGAATTTATTTGTCCCGCTAATGCAGGATAAAGAGTCTGTGCAGCTTGCAAATAATTCTGTGCGCCTGCTTGAGCATATTGAGGCGCCCATTGACTATAAAGTTCATAGCTTTGAGGCGCTAATTGCTTTTGCGCATCTAAAGTTGTTTGCCCCTCTTTGAGCAAACTTCTATCATCTGGAACACTTCCACCGCAACCCATAACTAGCCTCGTTTCCTAAATAAGTTTACATTATCGCCTTTAGTGAATCCTATATCTTCCATTACTTGCATGTATGGAGAATCATCACTAATCATAATTTTAAAATCGTTAATACCTACTTGATTTAATAGAGCCTCTAAAACTCCCATAGCAAAAATAGAATCTCTAATTTTTGCTTTTTTAGAATCCATCCACCAGTGAACAACAACGCCCGCACTGAACGCGCCAATAATTTCACCATTCTTAATAACCTGATGTGTAGGATAAAAAACACCATGATTATCAGCCTTTGCAGCTTCTTGAACTTTTGCGAATTCTTCGGGTCGAATTATGCGAACTTTAGGATACATTTCTTTTAGTCTATCATTACTCATTTTCGTCAGCCACCTTTCTCCAAATATAAACGGCTCTATAAGGTGGAATAATATCTACTGGATCGGGCTTACGATTAGGATCACCACCGCCTGCGTCAGAAGTTTTAAATCTTGTAGGTGGTACGTCATTACCACCTCTATCATCACCAGCAAGAAGATAACGAAAACCACCATCGTCATTTCTTGTACCCCACTGTGCTAAATATTGTGTATGATCTCTACAATAGCTACTGTTCAAATTACCATTATTTTGATTAGCGATAAAGTGCCAGTGCGGTGGTAGATTTACATTTTTAAGTTCAGAAGTTTTACTGCCACCCTCACTACCTAATAGATAATCACCCTCATCAGAGCCAGCACCAATAAGGAATTTGCTCTTAATCAATTCCCATTTACCGCCAAATCTTTCAGCAGGATCAATATCATTTTCGGTGATAAAATAATCGCCAACTTTGTAAAGAGAGAAAAAAGATGTAAGCGCAATTTCTTTTAAATCCTCCATCAATTTTTCACTGAACATTTCAAGAGTGAGCACACCATTTTTAATGGTAGCTTCAGTTAAAAATTGATTGAACGTTGCAGCATAAACTGTATCGCCATCTTTCCAAAGTCTTCCAGGTGTAATATGTCCTGCCATTTTTTTACCTAAATATTGAAATTATTTTGTCTATGCCAAGAGTCACACCACCTGCCGAAAGAGCTACATAAACTGCCAGTCTAATAAAACTACTTTCCAACTTTTTAATACGTGTCTCTTGGGAATCTAATTTTTTTTCGATAGATTCAATTACAGAAGCACGAGACGCAGCATTTAACATATGCTCATCTAACTTTCCATCTATTTTATCTATAGATGTTTTTAATTCGTTTAGGCTATCGCATACGTGTTTCATATTGGCTTCTAATACTGCTATTTGTGCTTCCATTATTTGAATGCTAAAAATTATTCTGTTGGTGTTTCTACTGGTTTTTCTTTAGAGATCGCTGCGCCCTCGCTACCTATGCCATCTTTTGAAATAGAAAGCATATATTTCGATTCTGCGTAAATTGCAGGAATCGCTTTTGCTATTTCGACACCGTATTCGGAATTTGTGAAACTCGACATCGAATTATCAACCGTTCCCGCCTGTATACCTAATGCTTGTGTTTGTGGATCATAGCCAAGATTAACTTTCCAACCGCCTTGCCTAATCGTCCAAGACTTCTCTGCAGAATTTTCTGCAAGAATTACGAGAGGATTTCCGCTAGTCTCACTGACTTTTTGAGTCACGACAGTCACACCATCATCAGCATATTGTGTTTCAGTGATTGTCGTTGTGGTGCAAGCACACAAAGAAAAAAGTGCAATGCTCGCGATAAAAAGTGATATAAATTTCTTCATTTTATTTAAGTATTATTAAAGTTGAATTTTTAGTGATGATTGTGCGATGCGGACGAAGTCCGCCAATCCGAAGGGCTATGGCTCAAAGCTCAGCTTTGTTAGTTTTGAGGATATTGAAATTGTTTTTGCAGGTCGGAATAATAAGACTCTAACCATTTAAGATTCTTAGAGTTTATGTAAAAAGATTCTAACCATGCGCGTCTGCCACCACTTTGTAGCAAGCGATACGCAAGATGAACTTTTAGAGACGCAAAATATCGTTTCCAATTGTACCATGGATAATTTCCATCAGCTTCTCGTATTCCATTTAACAAAAAGTAGTCATCAGCTTGCTTTTGTTTTGCGGTTGAGCCGTCAGATTGACTATACATAAAATCATGTATAGCAACTGTACCCATTGCAGATGGAAAGAGCTTGTCGAATGCTTTACGCATTTTTGCAGGCATCCAATCAGCTCCTACGCCATTGCAAATTACTTGAAGTTCTTTTAGTGAGGATTTGAAAAACTCACTAGGAGCGTTCAAATCCGCACGAATAGCTGATTCAAGAATTTTCTGTATTTCAGCTTCGGTGTACATCTTTTTACATCTTACCAATTTCAGATTCTAGTTTGGCTTTGTTCACCAAAACTTTAATGAGATTGTTGTAATGCATCAGCACATCAGGCTCATTGCCTAGAAAATCTCCGAGTCGATTAAACTCTTTTACCTTTTCAATGGCAGTCATACCTTTCAAAACTTCCGTATAATAAAAATTCAAAAAGGTGATTGCAGATTCTCCATGAAGCATACTTAGATTTACAGTTTTTGCTACATCTGCATCTTTGTTCTTTATTGCCCAAGCACGTTTAATTGAGTCATAAATTACAGTAGCATTTGCGAGCATTACTGCCTTTGAAGCATTCTGCGCAACATAGCCATGACCTACGCCTCTTGCTTCCTGAATGCCTGCGACATTATCAGATGTCACAACTGGCTTTGCACTTTCGATATAAGCAGCCATCGAAGCCAATTGCGATTCAGTAAGCTTGTCGCCACGCTTATAAGTGTTAATCAACTCTTCACCGCTTTGTGCGAATGCAAGAGTTGAAGTTAATCCTAATATCATTATTGTGATAATTTTTTTCATGATTTTTTTATAATTTGAGGTTAAAGATGATTTTGAAAAATATCCGATTCCATACCCATATCTACACGCCATTCAAATTCAGCCTGAATAGCTTTGTAGGCATCTACTTTGTCAGAAAAATCTGATTCACCTTTTTTCAGCAACCATCCAAGAGGTGAAAATCTCGGAATCTTGTATTGATATCGAAGCGGGCAAATTTTAAAGAGATACTCTTTTTGTTCGCTTTCAATTTGAGCGAAAATAGCAGTATTAGTTTTTTCTCCGTCAAAAGATTCATAAGGAACTTTTGCATCGTACATAGTGCCGTCAAAAGTTTCATATGCTATTTGAGCATCAGGGAGTGTGCCGTCAAAAACATCTGCTCCATTTCCTAAATCTATAAAGTTAAAATCATCTGCAGATGCAAAAGTGAGAGTGCTTATAATAAGAATTGTAGTAAGAATTTTTTTCATATTTTTTAAAAATTAGAATTTTTTCCTTGGGTGAATTTTTGCAATTTTCCAAACTTCTGTAGTATCCCAACCAATTGCAGAATCATTTAAATTTTCAAATCCAGTTGCATCACCGCGTATGTAAATTGGGGCTTTGTCGTAAATATCATCATTCCATACAGACGCTATAGATTTTCCATTGCGCATATTGCCGTCTATGTTCGGAACAAATACTGCGTCTGTAATTACTAATCTATTGCGTTGCGTGTATTGACTCCCGCCAATCTCATCTACGCAAAGTTTCGCAGCATAATTTAATAACCCGCCATAGTTGCGTTTTTCTGTGCCACTATATACACGTAATTTTTTAGATTGTTGTGTACTGAATCCATAACAGGTAAGATAAAAATATACTTTGCCCTCTGTATCCTCTTCACCATAATATTCATAAATAGGAACAGTAGAATAGAGATATTCCATTTCGCCATTTGGAAGAGGTATTTTAAATTTAAATTCAGTAGTTTTGATTTTTCGCTCTACTGTCAAACCGCTTGCATTATAATTGTATTGCCAAGAAGTGAAAGGGCTCATGTCTATGTACGCGCCATAATAACGTGGCTTAGAAGCTAACTCTACAATCTTTGCATCAGTTTCTTGCTTAGAATACACACTCAAATTTGTTCTCGCAGTAGCTTTATCTGTAAGACTATTTAGATTGTCTGCTTTCAGCAAATAAAAGGGCTGAATCTGATTTTCATAAAGATTTTGCAAATCTATTTTTTTTGCAAAAATTGAATCTGTCCAGGTAGCAGTTGCAATGTCATTGCCTTGAATGAAAGTTGCAGGAGAATACACTTTGCCTGTTTGCAAAGCCATTACTGGAGTTTGCGCAGGCAAAGTGTAGGCAGTAAAAATTGATATAAATATAATAAAAAAATTCTTCATAAAACTTCCTTTAAATTAAAAGAATAAAGTGGCTTGCCTTGCTCATCTTTCATTCCTGTGTCGTAAAATTCCATTGCAACTTTGCGATTATTAGTAGCTGTGAAAACTGGATTTTTCTGACCACTTAACATGAGATCACTCAAAAACATTTTCATAGAATCCCTTTCAGCGAGCGTTTCAGGCTCATCAATCTCAACTGGTATAACTACTTTTTTACCATCAGGATTATTTATTAAATCTAATAATCTAATATTCATTTAGCTTAATACCTTTATGTTTTTTGGGCGTGTTTTAGTCTGTTTTTCAATTTCCGTTTTGATGAAACTATAACCATTTTGTTGACGCACCATTGCTTTGCCTAACTGTCCATCTTGAGTTAATTTGTCGCTATAAGCTAATTCAACAACTGCTTGCTCAAGCATTTTAGGCATCATTTTTTCATATCCATCTTTGGCTAAAAAATCAGGCGCACTTTTTTGCAATCGAGCAAAAACTTTATTTTGCGCCCTCATGCTTACCCTGTGTTTATCAGCATAAACACGCACATTAAATTCATAAACACCCACATCAAATAAACGTGGATCTACGGAATATGCTTTGTGGAAAATAAAATTTTCAGGCAGTACAAAATATTTAAAATTGCCCTCTACTATAAGAGGCAATTCGTGAATGTCGCAAAGCTGATCCCAATCAAAATATTCCCAAGCTTCTTTAATACGTGTGTCTAAAAGGCTTGCAATATCCTTGATTTCATCAAGGTCATCATCGTCAACTTCAGGATAATCTCCTGTGACAAACGCGAGCTTTTTAAGCACATCTTTAAATGAAGTTTCAGGAATCATTTTAAGTACCAACAAGACTAATTTTGTTTTCGGGTTTCTTGAACTTGATACCAAGTTCAGGATTTTTCTTTTGTAAGAAAGGCAAATATTCTTTGTCTGCAAAAATCCCTAAATTATTTTCACGCATATAAGGATTTTCTTTTTGTCTTTCGATTGTAAGCCTGTGTGCTAAATATGGGTCTATACTAGCCTTTGTTTGACCTACTAGATTTCCTTTACTATCATAAATTCCACTACCTACATCACGAAAAGTTTTTGCAGTCATTACTTGATTTTCAAAAGCTCTCTTGAATTTCAACTTCGTGATTTTATCAAGGAGTTTCAAAACTTCTATCGCCACATGATTATCAAATGCTTCTATTTGCTCGCTTGTCATTTTAGTGGGTGCTTGCACGCCATTGAGACGTGCAAGCATTTTTGATATTATATATGATGAGGGCGTATAAGCCCATTTGTGAAACTTAGTTTGCAGGCGCAATCTTACCGCAAGCAGTAGGATTACCACGCACACCCATAATAGCAGTGATTTCTTTTTTCTTACCACCGCCACCGTATGCAATATCCCTTACTGTTGGCTTTTCATTGACCGACATTTGGAAGCCTCCAACATCTTCAAGATTGCCCTCAGGAATAAGATAGCAAGTACGCTTCGAAATCGGAGTTGTTCCTTTTTCGTTTTTGAAATCGACATAGTTCAAGTTGCGACTCAAACGCAATTCAATACTGCCTGCGTCCAATTCTAAGAATTTAACATTAGCAGTAATTTTATTTGTTTTCGCCTCTTCACCAAATCTGCGTACTGTCTGAACTTGAGTTGAATCATTAGCTACATTCAAACTCCAGTTTGTGATGAGATTTTTAAAATCAATACCGCAAGTTCCGACATAGTGACCACTAAAGCCAGTTCTAAGGAAGCAAGCGGAAAGAATCTTTTGCAAAGCGTCTAAATCAAAGTCAGCAAATGCACCTGTATAAATCTGATCAGTAGTAGGTCTATAGTCTGCTGGTACAGGACGGCAAGCTTGCTCTGTGTCGCTAATCCAAGAACCTATGCCTCTAAATTGTGAGCCATTAACAGTGTTGTAATCACGTTGGTCACGAGATGAACAAAGCTCTCTGTCAATAGTTGTATTCAAAGCTCTCAAGCTTTTAACTATTTGCTTTGACATCAAAGCAGCGTCAGGCTTTGCGCCATTTTTTACTGTGCCAGCTTGATTTGCAAAATGCCCTGCAATCCAGCCAACAAAAACACTCTGTTGCCATGCTTCAGCTATGCTTTCAATCAATTCATATTTTTCACCTTGATGTGTTGCGTCAGGCGCGGGATTGCCATCAACTACGCCACCTTCGGGCGCAACACCAGGCATATCAGCAGGAGTTTGAGTCACGATATTGGATTGTGCAGCGCCTTTCGCAATACGTGAATACATTGGAGTTTCTTCACCAAAAGCTTCAAAAACTTTATCGGCAAAGTCTGGGCGTACGCCCTTAGTAATATTTTCTAATAAAACGCCATTTGGCATGATTTTATCTTTCTTAAAAATTGTTAATTTTCGTCCAGAACCATGTCGTAAATATTATCTTTAGTAGCTATGTCGGCAGAAGGATTTTTTGGAGTGTGTACAGAAGATCTTGATGCAGGCGCAACACTAGGTTTGCGTGCAGGTGGTGGAGTTTTCTTAGGCTGTGCCTTTGGCGCTGGGGCTTTTGATTTTGCTTCGATATCAGCAAGAACTTTTAAGCTATTGCCTTTCGCAGCATTAAAAAGCCTTTGACCTATTACATATTTAAATGCATCAAGCTTGTAAGTTTGAGCATTTTTAATAGTTGGAAAACTCACAAAAAGAGTATTCATATCGCGCGCAATTTCACTGCTTGCGTCAGCTATTTCAGGAAATGCCTTATCTAGCTGTGCATTCAAATTTGTTGCAAAACTCAAAAACTTTTCGCGTTCAGGAATATCCTTTAGGATTTGCCTGTGCGCATAGTTTTTCATTTTGGCGATACTATCTTTTGTGTACGAAATCACACCGCCATTGCCGTCAGGCGTTTCAGCGATAATTTCAACACCATTATCATCAACACGTATAACATTGTTCTCTAGCTCCGCATTAGAAGCGAAATTGTAAGCGTCCCAAGCATTCTGTTTGTGTTTGGCAAGCTCACCTAAATCAGTGATATGTGCCAAAGGTTGACTATAACTTGGTGCAGCAACAACTTTGTTTGCAAGCTGGGCTGTGAGTGTGTCATTTTGTGTTTTAAGACTTGTGAGGTCTGTTGTAGCCTTAGTTAATTCGTCTTTCGCAGCTTTAGTTTTTGCATGCTCTTTTGCAATAGCCTTGTTAAAAATCTTTTGCTGTTCGGGATTGAATTTAGAATTTGGTTCATCGGAATTTTCTTCTTCTGAATCATCTTCTTCTTCGGGCGTTTCATCTTCTGTATTCTCTTCCGTATTTTCATCAGGGTTTTCATTTTCTGAATTCTCTTCTGAATTTTCGGAGTTATCCTCTACCACTTCACCATCATCAGGATTTTCTACAACATCATCAGGATTGTTTGAAATGGTTTGATCATCAATGCCATTGCTCTCTTCGAAAATGAAGTTTTCTACATTGTCGCGAGTTGCTTGTAATTCCGTAGATTCAGCGGGGGCATTTTCTCCGCCATGGTTTACTACGTCTCCAGGATTGTTTATGTCGTCAGGCATAATATTTTTTGTTTTGATTCCCGAGATTTTTTGGTGTCGCGGTTTCACCTTTTTTGATGATGACACGAAAAAATACTATAGGCAAATTCACAACAAAAAAAGAGTCAGCCCTCACGATTCCGCACGATTCCGCACTAACTTGTGCCAATCATCTCACGAAACCTCACGAACTGACTCTAAACCTCACGAAACCTCACGATTCCGCACGAGTTTTGACAGAAGATATTGATTATTAACTAATGTCTCTTTTTGATTTTATCAGAAGAAAGCACCGCCTCACAAAAGTCATCTAAAAAATTTTCGAGATAAAACAAGCCACCGCATAAGTGCAAACGCTCATTCTCATTGGTTTTGGGGCTGATTGCCTTTGCTTTTAAAGTAGAGCAAGTACGCCTAATCATAGCAACAACCGCATCTGTAAGCTTAGAATCATTTTTAAAAGCAACTAAATTTTCGTTAATTTTATTAACTGTCCATTCAGTATTTATGCCCGCTTGCGACAATTTAGCGATTTCACACAATGTTGCATTGTCGGCTTCAAGAGCTGCTATTTTTTCTTCAAGTGTTTTTTCTGTGTTCATATTTTTTTAGTTTCCCAAATTTGGATTAACGCCTAGTGCGCCAATCATTTTATTTTGCTCTTGCATTAACTGCATATTCAAGTTTTGCAGGCGTTGGTCGAAAGCTTCTCTAATGCGTTGAACACTATTGTAAGCTTGCATGATTACAGGGTTAGTCTGCATTTCTTGTTGAATCGTTTGTAGTCGCAATTTTGCGCCTGATTCTTGCTGTTTGAGTGCGGCACTTTGCCCTGTCATCATCAGTGCAATATTTTGTTTTTCTTCTAAAATTGATTTTTGCGTTGCTTGGCTTTCGTCTGTAATTAAGCGGTCTGCAAGAGTTGGAAATATCATCTGCGTAACAAATTTTATAGCTAAATTCGTGTCAATAGTCCCGTTTGTATCTCTAGCAATTAACTGCATTAACAAGCCAAACTTTTTTTCCTGCATGGCTTGGTCAAGATTTGCAGGATCAAAATCAACATCCAAATCAAAAGCTCCTCTGATTTCATCAGCAGAAATTTGATAAGGCATAGTCAAACTTCCAGTAGTACGCATAACAGTCATAGGTGGCATATACTCTTGAATTAGTCGCCATGTTGCTTTGAGAATGTCACGCATTTCACCAAGATAATTTAATACTTGCTCGCCCTGCAAAGAAGCTATCAAGTCAGGCGCAACGCCAGCTTCCGAGCTTCCTACAATTCTTGCAACATCTCTGCGTTCTGCGTTTTCAAGGTCAACACCTAAATCATATCTTGTGTTTGGTGGATTCATCCATTGTGTTTCGCCTCCATTTTCATAAATAATACTTGCAGGACCAAGTATAAGCGCGTCTCTCGAAGCTCTAGCGTCTCTGCGTATGGGTGGAAGAATGCTAATGTCTGCGGCGTCAAAGCGTCTATCACGTAAATTTTTTATTGTGTTTTGCGGGAATCTCGCAAGGTATGCAATACCTATATTATCAAGCAAAGTTTTGTCAGTGCGGTAATAACAAAGGGGATAAAAGGGATATTGCCCATCAGGTGTTTGATAAATTTCATTCACACCATACAAAGGCTCGTTATCATCATTTTCTTTGCCTACATGAGGGCTTAAAACCATTCTATACAATGTTTCTGAATCATCTTCATCAAGTGCGCGATAATACATATAAAGGATTTCACATCTATCATCATTTTCCAAACTCGCACTTGCAGAATTGAACACCATATCAAATTTTTCCAATTCCAATTTTTTACGAACTGAAAGAGTTGAATTTTGCCCTTTGCTCTCTAAAACTTTTTCAATAAATTTTTCATTCCAGTTTTGAGCTTTGCCAAGACTTCTGACTTCTTGCTCTGTCAACCATTCGCGAACTGCAAACCATGGAGAGCTTTGAATATCCTGAATCCATACAGGGAAAAAGATATCTTCAAAAGGTAAAAGAGCAGTCCATTTTGGACATTCTTTTACAACTTTTTCTTGTGGAATTTTTGCAACTTCGCCATTGCTCCAGTCTTCAAAAGCTTTTTTAGCCCGCTTTAAATTACATTTTGGATACTCTTCTTGAATCATCGAATAAAGCTGATCACGCAATTCCTCTTCAAAGAAAATTTTGTATTGCTCATAAAGCTCACGATACTTTTGCTCCGCTGCATTAAATTGTTCAGGTGGTACTTGAAAAGGATTTGCAAGAGCAGATTCTAATTTCTGCTTTGCTTCGAGTAGCATAGGCAAACTGCCACCTTGAGGAATAGGCGAGCCTATTTGATTTGCGAATAATTCAAAAGGCACATCATCTAAAATCACTTGAACTTGCCTATCCCATTCAACCGACATGATTGAAAAACCTAAGCCATTGCGATAAAAGCGGGAAAGTTGCATAGCTTCTCTAGCATTGTTGCCCATCAAATCAGAGAGAGTCCATTTGAGTAAATTTGTAGCTTTTTGCGCATTGATGTGGTCTAAGCCCTCGCGCCCTGTAATTTTCAAATTGGCTTGAGCATAAGCATTAGCTTGAATTGCAGAGGCTTCTTTAATTTTTTCAATTGCAAAACTTACACGTGTATCACTTGCACCTTCCCATGGAATGGGGGCTTCCATATCATCTTCTCGAGCGTGTTTTTTGCCGTCAGGGAATTGATTAGCCCAACGTGTCCAAATAGTATTTGATGCACTTTCTACACGAGAATACCAAACTTGAGCATTGTTAATTGCGTTTGTAATATTGTCTAATAACTCACGAGACTTAGGTTTTTCTCTCGAAGTTAAAATATTTGTATTTGTTTTTTGTTCAGCGTCCATTTTCGTCCTTTATTGAAATCTCAAAGAACTTATACGCCTCATCTAGTGCGTAATACGCACGTTTAGAATTACCAAAATTTTTCCCTTTTATATCGCCATTATCAATAGCAATTCGCACAGAGTTTGCCTTTATACCAAATTTTGCAAGCTCAATTTTTAATTCTTTTCGTCTCAAGTATTTTGTCGCCATAATTTTTTCTTTCGTATTTTTAATTGTCAAAGTGCGATGAAATGCCTCTGTTAGCTCTGTGTCCTAGCCCTCTGCCACCGTATGGTCCAGTAGATTTTAAATTAGGATCAATGTATGCGGGCTTGTCCATTGCCATATATCGTAAAGTGTCAACAGGGTCTTTGGTTGCTTCGCTTTGCCCTCCCTCTCCAGTCCAATTTTCAATCGCAAAAATTAAATTTTCACAATCTTCACAAATCATTAATTTAGGCAATTCTTGAGTCTTTCCAGCTTCGGCAGGAGTATATGCAATCAATGTATTTATTAAGCTTACACCCTCATCAATATTTACACCACTGGCAGGATCGAATCTAAGTTTTATGTCTTTGCAAGCATCAAGCAAAGTAATCTTTTTGCCTTGCGATTGATATTGCGCATTGTTCGCAAATCTACTGTCTATGCGTCTGCGTATAATTTTTTCTTTTGCACCATTTAGCTCGTCCCATTCTTCAATTTTTTTACCACTATCACAATCTTTCCATTCTTCGGCACGTGCAATATATTCTTTGTAATCCTCAATGCTCAAACCCAATCCTTTTTGCCCCTCTCCAGGTAATCCACCAAATTTATGTGTCTTACTTTCGCCTGAAACTGCCCAAGGTCCAGGGTGTCCAAAAACGCCTACTGATTTTTTCGAATCAGGAAATTCTCTATATACCCATATCCTTTCATTCACATCAACTAATATCCAAATCATAAACCAATTTCTACCAACGCCAGTAGGATCAACATAAAAATAACGTGTACCCTCTTTGGGTAAATCTTCCTTTTTAAAAACATGAATACTTCTATTGAAGCGTGGAAATACGCCTATACTTCCAGCATCTGCATAGCCATAAAACTTAATCAATTTTTGTTCGTCATTTTCCATTGCGTGTAATCGCAATAAATTTTCAAAATTTCCGTAAGGATTCCATTCACTCCAAAAAAATATTGTTGCAGATTTGAATGGTTTTAAATTTTCAACTTTTGCCGTTTTAACTTCTAATATAGGCAACATAACAGGCTTTTCTAAATAGGTTGCCATTGCCTTTAAAATAGTTTTTGCGCCATGCCTAAACCATTTAACCATAGCAGTACATCCATCAACTGGAGTATAAGGGTGCAAACCAAAAGCATTACGTGTTGCACATCTAGCCCTCAATTTTTCAAGTAAAAACTTCGGGCATTTTTCGTCAGCAACATAACCCACTGAACGCGCTCTTGATTCAGCGCCCAACTCACCACCTTCCGCAAATTTTAAATCTTCTAGGTAAGAATGAAATTCAACTGCGCTACCATTTTTCAATCTAAATTTTGCGTCAGAAAATCCAGTTTGCTCTTTAAAAGACACATAGCCAACTTGATCTTTCCCAGTTTTTTTATCGCTAAATGGCATTAAATCATGCATCGGAATTTGATGATATTCTTCGCTCATTTTCCCAGTCTCATGGAATAACCACAACCTTGAACGTCTATACTTTTTTATCCCTCTAAAGGCTCTATCAATAGTATAGGTGGTTTTCGTGCTACGATTCCCCCCTGATAAATACAAGATGTCTGCAGGCGCATTTTCGAATTCGTTTTTTACTTCATCACAAATCCATTCTTGAGGAATAGGTAATTCCCAAGCATCTCCATTTGGCTTACACTTCGAAGTAAAAGTTTTCCAATCAATCAAACCCAAAACAAAATCTGTCAAACGCCAAATAGGCATTTCGACACGAAATTTATATGGATTTTTTTCCTCATTTTCTATGCGCTTATTGCGGTCAGACATCATTTTGTTCCAACCATCAACGCCAAGAAGTTTTACAAACTTTTCAGCATCTTCACCTTTGGGAAAATCAAATACAGGATGATCTGCTTTGTATGGTGCTAAAAATTTTTCTTCATTTTCCATCTACAACTTCTCCATCAATAGCAGTGTTCATCATCTCTTTCCAAGATGTAAATTTGGGTGCTTCACTTGTTTCAATAATTTCAGTAGCTTCACCTGAAAGCAGTTGCCCCTTGTCAACTAACTTAGAAAATAATTCACCAAGACTGCGTAATTCTTCGGGCTTCCAATCAGTTTTTTGCGCTAAATTTCCTAAAGAATCTTTTACAATTTCCAATAATTGTGAAGCGCTTGTATAACAATTTGTTGAAAGTTCATCTTTAATTTTTTTGAAAAATTCTTTTTCTACTTTGTCAATTTCAACAACTGTATTGTATCCAACAAAACAATAGTCCATCGTGCGCTTTATGCTCCAACCGTTAGCCCTGCAAGCCTTGACAAGATTGTACACATCAGGTTTTTTTTCTTTGAGTCTCTTAGCAATCCAAAATCCTTGTCTCTCGTCATTCTCGATTTGTGCAAGCGTGGCAGGTGGCAATAAAGCTTCGCCATTGTAAATTGCTGGATCAAAAATTTCCGATTGTTTTAAATCTTTTTCGTCAGACATTGTAGATATTCTTTCAATGGTTCAGATTGTTCTGCAATGGCATGTAGCTTTTCAAAAATGTTTGCTAATAAAATTCCATTGGCTGTTTGTATCATTTCATCTTTAAGTTTTTCTTTGGGAATGTTGTAAGAATCACCCTCACGTACTAGGCATAAAATGGAAGTTTCATAGTCATAAACTTCATTTATAACCACCCACCATTTGCCTCTAAATTTCACTAAATCTCCAATATCTATCGTCATAACATTTCTTTCATTGTTGTTGTGTGATGTTCACGAAGTGAACGCTCCGTAAGGGTAATGGAAGGTGCTACTAGCACCTCATAAAAGCTCTCCTTGATCAGGTTCACTATCTCCGAATTTATCTAAATTAGTTTTGTTAATGTAGTTTCTTTCTTTGTCAGATTTTTTGCTTCTGTATTGCCTACAACTTGGGTCAAACCATAAATGCTTTAGTGGCAATTCACCTTTGCCATTGCGTTGCTTTTTGATTGATACAACCGCGTCATGTTCATCCCAAACTTCACGCGCTCTACGCTCAAATTCTTTTTTTGCTGTTGCATCGTGAGCTTGCTTGGCTTTCATCATTAGCTGTTCATATCGAGTAGATTTGCTGATGTTTCGCCAAACAGAAATTATATTGAACGCAAGATTGCCTATGTGTCCTGAACCTGAAATATCATGCTTACCAGGTATGTAAGATTCTTCACGTTTTTTGTCAGTAGTTTTCTTTGCATGGCATACCAAAAATAAATGCACATTGTATTTTCTGACAAAGGCGCAAAGTTCATTCATGATTTCTTTTTGCCTGTTAAAATCATCTTCGGCAACGTCCATGCACATAAGCGAATCAACAACAAAATATTTTGCGCCATATCTCTTCGCTGCATATTCAAAAACTGGAATTACTTTTTTACTTTCGGCAACACCAACAAAATCATAAAAATGAATACGCTCATCAAGCCACCTCATACCTTTTTCAAAGAGTCCAGGAATCTCATATTTGTTGCCGTGCTCATCCCAATCAATAGGCTTTTCTAATCCCATTGATTGACACCACATACGGCTCAAAGTATTTTGCGGTGGAGTTTCTAAACTGGCAACTACCGCCCTATCTCCGTTTGTAGTTAAGCCTACAAGCAATTCATTTAAAAATTCCGTTTTGCCGTGTGATGCAAAGCCAGTCAACACTGTAAGCTCTCCAGGACGAATCATAAAATGCTCGCCAAAATTGCAGTTAGGCAAAAACTCTCCAAAAGGTTTTCCACCTTTGGGAAAAAATAGTTCGTACACTGCGCCATAGTAATCCATCGAATGCTTCAATGTGTCAGGATCATGCCCTTTAGCATTTTCCAAAATATCATTGAACATCGTCGAAAAATCTTGCCCCTCAAAAGATGCGTATTTCGCAAGAGAATTTATATCTTTTGTTTTGCCATCTTCTAAATCAAATTGCGGAATGTTTGCAATAGAAGTTCTATGAATGCCGAGCCTAAAAAATAAACTTTTCGCTGCGAGTACTCCAGGCTCATCATTGTCAAAAACTAATTTGATTTCTTCAAAGCTTGCCAAGTATTCATAATCATTCTCAAGCCACACATTGTTTTTGTGTACCGCTCCATCTCCAGTGTCAGTGTGCGCTCCAGCAGGAACACTAACCACATTACAACCTGCACTTGCAGCTGTTAATGCGTCAATCTCACCCTCGCAAATCACAAGAGTTTTTGCGTTTTTATCAACGCAATTCATAAAGATTAAATGATTCGTTCCGTGTTGCTCTTGGGCAATATATTTCTTGCCCTCTGGGCTTCTTTGCAAAGCAAGATATTTTATGTTTAAAACTTTTTCTCCGTCAGGACTTTTTGCAACAAATGCAATCGCAGGCAACTTTCCTTGAGCTCCTTGAAACCAAGCCTCACAATCATAAACTGGATATTTTTCTAAGACTTCGGGAGAAATTCCACGCTCATTCACAAGATAATTCCAAGCAGGAGTACCCTCTTTTGCACGTGTCAAATGCTTGGTAGAAATGTATTCTTGGCGGGGGGTGTTTTTTTGTTGCGCCCCAAGAGGACGAAATCTTTTCACCTCATCTTTAATCCCAAGCCAATCCTTGGCAGCTTGTATCGCTTGCCCTTTGTTGCAACCCTTTTTCACCATCAAGATGTCAAGTAATCCGCCACTCTTAGGACCATCGTGTACAGTGCCGTTCTCATACCAAAGCCCAGCCTTGCTGCCGTCAAGCTCCACTACAAAACTTTTGCCACCTGCCTTTGAGCAATGAATATCCGAGCATCTCCATTCATGCCCAAACCTCCGTCCACCAGTCAAGAAGTGGTTGCAAAAACGCTCTGCGTCTGCGTTCAACATTTTACAAATTTCTGCTGCATCGTATATCATATTTTTTCCCTTTTTTTGTTAACCGTTAAAATCTTTTGCGCCTTGAGGAATACCAAAAGAATCATAATCATCAAGGGGGGGCTTATTATTTTGCGCAAATTTTCGTTGCCTTTCCTTGTCGGTTTTTATCTTTGCGATTTTTTCAGGAAAGAAAAATCCTACCCACTCACTGCTGATTGCTTGTTCAAACATTCCTACAATGTCGGCTGTGTTCAGTTCATCAACTTCAAGCAACTTTTTGATGAGCGCAAAGTGCTTTGCCCCAGTAGCAACTTTGTAGATGGTTTTCTTTTCAGCCTTGTAAGCAATCCAAGACGCATAAGCCGAGATCAAATTTTCATCATCATCTGCCGTCAAATTTTCAATGGGAGATTTTTTGAATTCTGCAAGAAAAGCAAGAAAAGCCTTATCTGCATTTTTTTTCTTTTTACTTTCTTTATCTATTCTATCTATTCTATCTATTCTATCGGTTACCCCAAACCTAACCCAACCGCCATTTTCGGGCTTTGGGTTATTGTTGGGTTTCGTTTGGGTTAACCCTAAGTTATTTTTTTTATCGTTTTCATCGTTTGGGTTAACCCAAACAGAACCCAAATCATCGTTTTCGGGTGAATCTTCTAAATCATCATTTTCCGAATCTTCGTCAAAATTTTCATCATTTTTTGGTGGGTTATGTTTGGGTTTCGGTTGGGTTAACCCAACTTTATTTTTACCATTTTTATCACTTGGGGGTCTGCCACCTTTTACGCCATTTTTCCAATTCTTAAAGAGCTTCGCATTATAATCTTCAAACTGATGTAGCGAAATCACATCATCTTTTACGTCTATATAGGCAGAATCCAGTAATGCTTGGAAGAACACCCCAGCGTCTCCTTTCCATCGCGCTATGGCTTCTAATAGCTCTGGAGTCATATTGAAGAAATTTTGCGTTTTGCGCATTTGCCCATGCGCCCAAAGTCGCAAAAGACAAACAACCCCTGCGTCACCGCAACGATTTACTAAAAATTCCGTTTTCCAGTGAGTAAGAAAATCAGGTTCTATAATCATAATTTTTGAATGTAAAAAAGTTAAGAATTGTTTGATATGGGAAGTAATCCTCTTTGAGAAAATTCAAGATACCCAGCTTCTGTGATCAAAGGAGTACCGCCAAAAGGTCCGCGCCCTACTGGTAGAACTTTTACAGTTCCAAATTCTCCCTGCATCATCATCTTTTTGATTGTCCGTCTATCAAGACAAGGCAGACGCTCCTCAAGCCACTTCACATCTTGCCATTTTTCATTGAGTATTTTTTTCTGTTCTTTCGTTTCAGCTTTCATAAATTACCACTTTCCCATTTGGCGGGGACAATTTTCCTCATAGTGCCACAAGTTAGAATTTTGCATTTTGCGAACTCGCATAGTCATACCAGGAATAAACTTTGTATTCGTTTTGACTCTGACATTTTGATTAGGAATCCCATCAACTTCACAAAGTAGAATGTTGATGTTGGGCGATCGCTTCACCACAGTTGCAGTGCCATAATCACCACGAGCAGGTTCTTTTTTTTCTTCTGCTGCGAAGTAAAAAATTTTCTTATTTTCTTTTTTCCAATCCACTTCAAAAACCAGTTCGCCACTATCGCGCATTGATTTTAAAGTGCCTTTTGAAAGTCCAGTATTTTTTATATACTCATTTTCTTTTATCCACATATTTTTCCTTTTTTTAGTGTGTTAATGAAATGGCGAAATCCATAACTACTTTTTACAACTTAATCCCTCGCCACGTTCGGAATCATCTTCCGACTCTATGCCACTTAAATATCCACATAATTTTTTACCACTTTCAGAGCCATTATAAATAGGTCTGCAGTCATCAAAAAGTTTCACAACTCTATCTAAGTCATCACGCAAAAGACGTATCATATTAACTTCTTTAAACTTCGATTCAGCTGCCATCTTCAACCTCAAATCTTCCATCAATGCCAACAAACTCTTAGCCTGCGCATAAGACTTCTCCGATTTAATATTTTCAAATTTCACTAATAATTCTGTCATGATTTTATTCCTTTCAATATATCTATTGCATCATCTATTAATTTTGTGTGAAGAAATTCGCGCCATTCTTGCGCAATAATGCACACTTTCATTTTATATTTATTTGTTTCGATAATCTCTTTTAGAAAATCCTCATAGCGAATAATTCTTTTATCAGTTTCTTGTGTGAGTTTCTCAATACGAGCTTTGAGAGCTTTTGTTGTAGGATCAAAACACGTACAATTTATCTGACATTTCTTTTCCAAAGATTCCTGACAATACGGACAATTTCCAGCCCATGGAATATTCTTGCCTGTACAATTTTTAAAACATTTTTCTATGCCAAAGCTGTCTGTCATTTTTCGCCCTCAATCATTTTTGATATTATCAACTGCAGTAATGCTGAAATTTTCCGCGCCTGCTTTTTTCTCTACTCGAAAACCTAATTTTTTCAACTGTTCAGGATTTTCTATAGTCCCCTTTGAAGCTCTCAAAATAATTGCGAACGTGCGTATTTGAGAAACAATCAATGCCAAACTCTGATCTAAACATTTTAAATTTTCATCTTCAGACTTTTCATCGAAAATGATCGTTGCAGTACTTTTGCCAGTACCAAAAATATCAAAAGTTATTTCTATTTCATTTGTCATAATTTTCCTTTTTCTATTTTAAAATTTCCACTTACAAGGGCTCGCGCCATATCAGGGCAAACAGAATTTCCACACATACGCATTTGCTCTGACTGGTTTAAATACACAGTTTCATTGCCGTGCTCTACACTAAGCCCTCTATCAATTATATAATTTTTCGGGAAGCCTTGCGCCAAATAACATTCTCTTGGCTTCAACATTCTAAGCCCAATATCCCAAATTATAAATTGTCCAACACAGGCAAATTCACCATCAAATACAACACCTTGACTTCTCAAAAACTTTGCAACCTTTCGTGCTGATTTTTCTTTTTCAGGAGTCATCAAATCATATTCAAGCTCCACTTGAGTCATAGCAAAACGCTCTTTTGTTGTCAGCGTTCGACAAGGCACTTGCACACTCTGACCATCTTTTTCATTGCCATAATATGGCACAATCGCAGCACTTAATAAAATTTGTTGCCCGCCAGTTGTGAGTGTAGAGATGGGCTTATTAAGCCCTCTAGGCGCGTGTCCAGTAGTGTTAGTTGCAAGAGCACACGCAACTAATTGTTGTTGGCTACCACTTCCTAAAAGAGTGCTAATAGGTTTCTTTGCAGAACGTCCTGATGCCGTGTTCCAACCACCATTTTGTTGAGCAATAAAGCAACATACAACTTGATTCTGATCTTTGCTACTGGCGCAAATAGTATGAATAGGATTTTTAATATCACGATTCGCTCCACCTTGTTGAGCGTGAGAAATAAAAGCCGTTCTGCATTCAACTAAACCAAATCCATTACCGCCACTATCATGATTTAACTTAGAACGTGCAGCTATTGTGTTCACAGGTTTTTTCAAATTACACCCAGTAGCACCTTGATTGTATCGAGTCAAAAATGAACTTCGTATCTCCGCATTTTCGCCATTTGAAAAACCCACAACAAAAGGTGATTTTTCTTTTAGAATAAATTTGTCTATACCTTTTGCGATTCTATCAAGAGTTGCGTTAGCTAATGGTCTCTTGACATGAAGCTTTTTTGCTTTTGCTTGAGATAAAAATATACTCTGGCAGGGTATAGTGAAATCTATACATTCTGATACTGGTTTGTAAGGCTTCTTGCAACCTTGCCCATGCGTAGGTTCTGCCCAAACAATGGGTTTGCCGTCTCGCCTTGCTATCAAGAAAAATCTTTTGCGTATGGTTGGTGCTCCATAATCACAAGCTCGCAATTCTCTATATTCAACTTTGTATCCGCGACGTATTAATGCTCCTACAAAACATTTAAAAAAGAATCCACTTAATGATTTTTTAGGATTTCCTAAATTATCAATCGGTCCCCAGGTTTGGAACTCTTCAACATTTTCCAAAATTATAATTCTAGGCGAAACTTTATTCACCCAGTTAATGACAACCCAAGCTAATCCACGAATTTTTTTGTCTCTTGGTCTGCCACCTTTTGCCTTTGAAAAATGCTTACAGTCTGGCGAAAACCAAACTAATCCTACAGGGCGCCCTGCAACAATTTTCACAGGATCTGCAACACGTATATCTTCACAATAATGTATCGTCTGCGGGTGATTCATGCGGTGCATAGACAACGCTCTAGGATCATGATTCAACGCCACATCAACATGACGCCCAATAGCCAACTCAATCCCAGTTGACGCACCGCCACCACCTGCGAAATTATCAACAACAATTTCACTATGCAAAGGTAATATAAATTGTGGTGAAATCATAATTAAAAATTCGCTTTAATAGTCACTATTGCAGTCAACCCACAGGCAAGAAGCCAGTACACAGACATCAACCAATCTTTATGAATCGCATACACAATGCTTGCCCCAACATTCAGCGTCATCAACACACAAGGAAATATCAATGTAGTGTTCATTATCTTCCTTTTTTGCAATATGGGCATGTTTTCACGCCACGTGCATTAGGTGCTACTTGTACAAGTCCAGTACCTCGACAATATGTACACTCATCTGTCTTTTTAGGTTTATCCCATTTGACAATCACACCATCAAAAAGAAGTACATATTGTTTTCTGAAAAAATGAAAAAAGCTCTCTTCTGAATCGAAACCATCAAGATGTGCAAGTTCTATAATTTCACCATATTTCAAATTTTTATCATTCACCGAAACACGTCTACTAAGAGTTGCTATGACTATCCTATCAATCCCAGTGCATGGCGTTTCTCTAATCAATTTTCTATCGGGGAAACGTTGCCTATAGTAAAGTTGAAGCATATCCCCAACTTTAATTTGTCGCTTGCCTTTACGCAATTTGCGTATGGTTTGCGTCTTTCTACCATCTTCAACTTTGTCAACAAACACTGTAAAATTAACTATCATATAATTCCTTTTTTATTGAATTTTCTTTTTTAATTTACTTGTATATGCGCATGAAAACATTGCTTTGCCATTTCACCTGGTCGCCCGAAAGTTCTGCAACTGCCTATGAGAAGATTGTAAAATTCTTTTCTAAGTGCACAGTACGCAGACTTGATTCTTGTGATCACGCAGATGGTTCTCATAGCTTTGTGTACATCATCAAGACTGATGAAAGCCCTGCGGAATTTACCAATCGCTTCAAAAAACTTCTTGGCAAACACGACAAACTTTTTGTTGCAACACTCACCACGCCAACCCTCATAGGCTACACAGATGAGTCCGCAACATTTTTCAAATCTCGCAAAAAGTAGTTTCATTATTTTTAATTACTACTTGTAGATTCATTGGAAAGACTCTCTAAAAACGCCTCAACATCTTCCTTTGTTGCAAAAATACTGTTTGCTTTATTCATATTACAATTAGCAATAGAAGATGCAGTTAAATATCCTGCAAATTCACTTTTCCCATTTTTATAAGAATAGATAACTTCTAAAATTTTTGTTTTTGAAAATAAGTATCTATCTCCAATTTTGCTGACTAACGCCCAAACCTCATCATTTGTTTTGAATTTAGGCTCATTGCTTGGAGGCAAAATTAAGAACGGTTTCGCTGGAGTAGTATTTGAATTATTATCAGTTGCATTTGTATCTGAATTTCCCATTTTATTATTTTCTTTCTTGGTTAAAAATTACTAATTGTTGTTCGCTAAATTTTGCAGAGTATTAGCAATAAAATTGCTCCTATTGCGATTCTCCGCTTCTGCCATTTTGTCAATCTGCTCAACAAGTTTTGTAGCAAGACTGATTGAAATTTGCGTCATTCCGTCAGCTCTAGTCTTAGTCGCAGGGCGACCACGTTTTTTATTTTCTGTTTTCATATATATATCCTTTTTTTTGTTTGGGTTAAAAATCTTTGCCGTGCAAGACGTTCTCAATGTCTTTATACTGTACGTTTAAATGGAAGAAACTAAGCTGTCCTTTACATGGATAAAAAGGAAGCTGTTGAGAATTTTTCAGAACAAATCCAAACTTTCCAAAGAACCATTTTGAATCACTGTGAGATACACAATCTACAATCTCGGACACTCCGATAATACCGCCCATATCATAGCATTTTTCAGGTTGCTGACGTGTTTCGTATTTTACCCAACCAAAAGTTGAGATATCAAAATTCCTTTTAATCCAGTCATAGCCTTCATAGTCAAAAGTCTTACTTTGATGAATCAAAAATTTACCCCTGAAATTTGTGTACCAGTTTCTATTTTCAATATCCTTAAAACCACAAACTATAAGCGATGCCCAAGGCGGTCTAATTGATAATACAGGAAGCTTTAAAAGCTCCTCATTCCACTCTATTTTATCTGTCATAATATCACTTTCATCAAAGAGGTTTCACCGATTTATCTAAAATCTCCGCATACTTTTTGATTTTCTTTTTTGCAGAAGATTTTTGTTTATGCGCTGTACAATAAATTTTCATTTTATTGCTCCTCCTTTTTTTCTTTTGAAAAAATTCTTTCATGCATCCGCGTAAGATGCCCAATTGAATCTTCTAGATTGCTAAAATCAGCCACAATATCCTTATAAACTCTATTAAGCGTTTCTTTGACATCGTCTCCTTCTTCCATTTTTACTGATGCTATAAATTCAGCAACCGCATCTTCGCATAGAACGTAGTCCCACGGGCTTGTATCTTTCGCATTCCATTTTTCAATTTCCTGCAAAATATATTCACGAGAAAATTTTAATTTATCACCTTGCGGTAAAAACCCAATCAACTCCTTTGTACCTTTTTTATATTTCAAACAAAGATATTTCATTTCACACCTCCCACCAACTTCTCAATTAACTTCTCAAGACACTTATGAACGGCTTGTTTGGCATCTTCTAGAGATTTATATCCATTTGATAAGCCTTCAATATACAATTCAGCATCTGTATCTCCTGCCACTATCCCGATAAAATACTTTAAGTTTGCAGTATTGACTTTTATTGAAATCAAAAAATCTCCACGATATGCGAAACAGCCCAAAGCATCATTTATCCACGTCAACGGCTGAATGCTTGTTTTATCTGCAAGCTGTTTTTTCAGCTCTTCTATTTTGGCTTCATAAAGATTTCGATTTGGCTCGAACTCATCTTGCTTAAGGCAAATCAAGGGATTAGGACAATCATCTATGACGCCCTTGTACCATCTGCAATTTTCACAGCAAATTTCAATGTCGTTTTTGTCTTTCATTAGTTTGATGGGAGGGGGTTTTTATTTTTGCTCTCGTCAACTTCGATTTTTTCAACTGCATTCAAAATTTTATCGAGAGTATCCATAGCGAGCACCGCTATGTCTGAATCCTCCTGATTCAATTCTGTACGCTGTTTTTCAATATCTCTACGCCATATCCGAAAAAAATTGAGCGTCTTATTTTTAATTTCTTTTTGAGTAAGTATTTTCATAATCTCCCTTTGATTTAAACGAAGTTTTAATTTAAAACGAAATATGTCAATAAAAAAGTTTGCTTTTTTTTAAAGTTTTAGTTTTTATCGAAATATGAATAATTATTTATACGATGAATTACTAGTCTCTTGCACAAAAGAGGGCATATCACTAACTGCTTGGGCAAAGCAAAATAATTTAGCAATTTCCACACCAACATCAATAAAGCAAGGAATTCGTCCAGCGCCTGAAACACTCAAAGCACTTACTTATGCGTGGAGTATTCCTGAATATGGTATTAGAATCTTTTGCGCATACATTAAAGATGAGATCGAAAGAGTAGGCTTATCTCTCGACAATTTAGAGCTCGTTTTAAAATCTGAAAAAGTGAATCCTGCGCTTGATGATGATTTGCGTACGCTTGAAAATTTCATGTCAGACAATGCAACGATGCGTGAGGCTATTCATTCCCTCGCAGCTCTCTGTCGTGTGTCCAAGAAACAAAGCAAAGAAAGTATTATAGCAGGTGCTAAAGCTTTTGATGGTCTATATCACAAACCAACTCCCACAAGTAAAAGCACAAAGACGAAGTCTCGGAATGGTTAAGTTTCAATAGATAGTTTACAAATTCATCTTTTGTGAGCTGTTCAATACTACAACTGGGGTGAAAATCCAAACTCAATTCAAGTTGCCTATCGTCAAACCTCAACCGCCTGCGTTTTCTTCCCATAGTTAAAATGATACAATATAATATTATTTATTTCAATAAAAAAACCTTGTAAAAGTAATAAATATTTGCGCAAAATATCGCAACTTCACAAAACACTTCCGACATGAAAAAAATTCTATTGTTCACCATTCCATTATTTATAGCAGGGGGGCTGTATTTTTGGATTAGCAATCCAAACTCCGAAACACCAGAACAAAAATCTTTTCTGCTTGTTATGTATGGCTGTGCATCTGCATCTGAAAAAGACATTGTTAAAGCAATGAACTATGCCAATGAGGCAATAGAAATATGTCCTAATAATGATGAGGCATACCGCTTGCGCGCTTGCTTGTATTTAGACATGGGAAATTTTGAAAAAGCAACTGCGGACTTTCTCAAAGCAAGCGAATTAAACGCATACCATGGGGGGGTATATTTTTATATCGGTGAAAAAAGAGAATTCGATAAAGCCTTTATATCCTACAGAAATTTAATATCATCTATGCCCTCAAGTTCTGACAAATCTACTTTGCTTGCCGAATGTGGAATGTATCATGAATGGACAAAATATATAACTGAAGCTATGAAATGCTATAATGAAGCAATAGAAATAAATCCAAGCAATGCGTCTGCTTATCATGGTAGGGGGAATTTATATGGATTTATGTGTGTTTATGACAAATCACTTGCAGACCACAAAAAGGCAAATAAATTGAATCCTGTTGATGAGCTACAGTTTATCATTGAAATGGAAGAAACTTTGAAATCTGTAAGGGAATCGGATTGATAAAAACCATATAGCCACAAATTTTTCAGCGCTTAACCCATTTTGAGGCTCGGACGAAGTCGGGCGTGCCTTGACCCCCTCCCCCCCTATGCTCGCCCTCAATCCTCCAGTCCAAAACACCACACTTCACACCGACAATAGCAGATGTACTTTAGAATCGTACACCTCAAAAACAAAGCCTTTTTTCAAAACAGTTGATTTTAAGTTAATAATCAATATGTCATAACAAACGAAACACAAGCGACTTATAGCACTTAAACAATTAAACACTACAAATTTATACAAAAAACTATACAAAAAACACTACAAATCTTTTCCAAAAAATACTGCGAAAACTTCACACCAACGCCAGCCATACAAACAAAATCTTTTTCCCACTCAAAACCGGTTATTTCAGCATTTAAGCGAGTGTTTGTCCCAAAAGTAAGTGAATTGATTTGTACGAGTTAATCGTACGTTTGCCAAAACAGGCAAAAACATTCTCAAGAAAAATTGAAAAGGGAAGTTAAAAAACCTGCAAAAAAATCCATAAATAAAAACGCCCCCACTTTTTTAAAGCGGTTTCACGTCCATATCTAGCACTGCAGCATAGTATTTCAACATTGTGCGTGGATCATCTCCGATAATCTTTGCCACCTTAAACACATCGCCATTTGTTGAACGTAAAAAGTCTGATGTCGCCATTTTGCGCATTTCGTGTACGCCTTTGCGTTTGTCGCCAATAAACGATTTAATCCATTTATTAGAGTCTCGCTCAACAATATCAGTGCGTTGAGTTTTAATAGGATTATCAATAACAAAATCGTTTGCTTCACCACCTAGAGCGGTTTTCCACCGCTTAATGCGGTCTGGAGATACAGGAATAATGCGGTCTTTTGAGTTTCGCTTAGTGCTAAAGTCTCGATTGCCCGCAATAGTAATGCGCCCTTGAACATCATCACACCAGGACCATTTCAAATTTTTAATTTCTTTTACAGTCAAACCGCAAAACCTAGCAAGCTCAAAAACAACTGCAACTTGAGGATTTGGTACAAGTTCCAATTCAGAATCTTTTAAAGGCATTTTAGCGCCCAAAGACACATCAGCTAGTCTTATCATCAAAGCGTCAATATTTTGCTTTACAGGGGCAAATTCGGGGTTCTTTGAGGGCAATTTACGAACTTTCTTTAAAGCACTCACAACTGGACGCAAATTATAACCCTTGCTTTCGTATAAATCCAAAGCGGAAATAGAAAAAACAGATAGCGCCTGCGTGATGTCAGAATTTACGGAATAATTTAAAATCAAATCTTTATTTTTTGAAATTTCCAAACCTTTTTCAGAATATAATTGCGCCCTGCGAACGTCAATAAATGCAGGAAGAATTTTAGATACTTCAAAACTTTCCCAGTCTTTAACAGATACAGAGACTAAACGTTCAAAAGCTTTGACATATGAATTAGCAGAAGCCTTGCTTACGTGTTGCCCCGAAAAAGCTACGATATTTTCTAAAAATATTTTGCAAAGTTCGCCACAAGTAAGAGCGCCCACTTTCGAGCGAACAGATTTAATTTTGATATTCGGATTCTTTAAGCGTTCGCAATAAAGTCTGTAAGCAATATCACCTGCGATTTTAAAATCACGCACTTTTGTAGATAAAAAATAAGAACGCCCATCAATCATAAAACGAGTGTGATATACACCTGTTTTTTTATCAGGGAATAAAAGAGTGGATTTTTGGGAGAAATCTTTGCGAGTTTTAATAGCCAT